TCACAAACCGCTTGTATGCTATCAGCAAGACTTCGCATATCATTTACCACATCAAGCAGTAACTTTATTTTGCTCAAGGTCATTTCCTCCTTTCGTCATCTCACAGATAGAGAGTTCCTCGATGCTGTCTCCGGGGATTACAATCGTTACACGCTGTTTTCCCCCAAGAAGGAATCGAAGGATGCGCTCCCTCACAGAAAAGTTACGGTAAGTAACAATCCCGCCTGTCTGTGGTTTCTTTGAAACACTAATTTTTAGACTGTGCTTCATATCCATCACCTCTTTCTGAAGGGCGCTTTTATTTGTTGCCCTCTACCTGGTAGCCTCAGGAGATACATAAATCTGACGGTTTAATAAAAAAATGTCCAAGGAAGTTTTAAACCTCCAAGGGCATCATGCTTAGTTAGGGATTTTCAGTTTTTGGCCGGTATAAATAATCGTTGATTTTAAATTGTTCAGTTTAACAATCTCTGTGTATCTTGTGCCGCTACCGAGTAGCTTGGCTGCAATTGCCCAGAGAGAATCACCTTTAACTACCGTATACTCTTTGTAAGTTGGTGAAGAGGTGCTACCGGTGGGATATACAATCATACCATCGTTGTTGAAAACATAATAACCTGGGTTCTTATCAACCTGTGCCTTTGCATTGGAAAGGATACGATATGCACCAAGCTGTGATTTCGCATCTGCCCAAGTCTTTCTAACACGGTAATAGCCTGTAGTCAGCTTTTCAGGATAGGTTGTATTTTCAGAGCCCCCAGCAGGTGGTTCATTTGCTGAAAGTAACTTTTTGACCTCTGTTCTAAAAGTGGCCATGCTCTTACCATGTCTTGAAAACCAATGCCTTGGGTCAGCATGATTGGATGCAATCCCTCGTTGATACCCTTCATAGTGGCCGATAATCGTACCGGCAGCCATCGGGTCGAGTTTATATTCCTTACAAAGGTATGCACATAGCTCCACCGCTTCTTTATAGACCGCATTAAAATACGAGGCATCGGTCAAACCGTCCTCGCAGATTTCAAAGCCAATATGTGTGTTATTTGCATCGCCTCCAGCATGCCAACCTCTATGATTCCATGGTAGGGTTTGATAAGTTGCAATGGAGCCATCTTTAAGTTTCCCTATAAAGGCATGGACACAAACCTGTCTTCCATCTGGTCTGTCTTGATTCCAATGATTATTATATTGATTTACTCCTAACAGACCATCATCCGGTCCAACATATCTGCGTAAATTTGGATTGTTCGCTCCGGTGCTATGAACCATGATGCCTTTTGGTGTAATCTTTCTGCCTGCCTTGTAGCAAGCATTCTCTGTAAAAATAAGCTTTCTGAGATTCATTATTGCTCTCCTCCTTTGTTATGCAGCTGAGCAAGAATATCCTTTAATTTCTCTGGTATCGGTAATCCTAAGCGCCCTGCATTTTCCAACATGGAAACCCCTTCATTGGAGCAATAGAAAAAGATGATGGCGGTGCGGAGCATGCTACCGTCTCCTATAAGATTCGTGTCGATAATATGGCCGATTCCTACCATTACAAAAATGAGCACCTTCTTAAAAATGCCTCTAAAACCGACTTCGCTGGATAGTTTTTTATCAACAATGGCGCACATGACACCAGTGATATAATCAGCCACCATCAATGTAACTAATGCATATAAAAACCCATCAAACCCTCCTAAAAACCATCCCAAGAATCCGCCTAATGCAGTTAGTGCCACTTGTACCCAGTTCCAAATTTCCTTCATGACTTTTACCTCCTTCATGATTTTTTGCATATATAAAAAGAGTGCCTGCATCTTCGCAAACACTCTTGGATCGTTATAATTGATTCGTTTATATTTGTTTAGGCAGTGCCTCCCATAATCTCATGTCCTCCTGTCCTAAAGACCAAATGGCAATTCCTCTAAGTTTCCACCGATATGCTGCTTCATTTGCCCAATAAACAAGGCTGTCTACGTCCTGGTAATAAAGAATTGAAAAACCATCAGCATCTCCAAGAAATAGGCGAGAGATCCAAACATTGATATCCTTAGGCACGACTTTTACTGAATAATCATTTCCGCATACAAGTGGCAAGACTCCTGAGTGAAAGAAATCATAATCCATGGAGATGTCTTGGCTTCTTGTTGAAGACTCCTCCACATCACTATTTACAGCGAATACCTGAAACTCATTATCCCAAGTCACACCAGTCCTTGAAAGCCTTCCATACTCTACGGTCGTTCCTCCTGGAAATATCACATCAAACCTTTCATACGGTTCATAGACCCAAGCATCTCCCAACCTTAATAGTTCACAAAGAATGCGACCATCAGAACGAACCCCTGCATAACCTCCTGAAAACCCATTAAGGGTTGCAGTAAATCGAAGAGTATTACTTGCCCCTGAATAGACCCTTACCGAGTTACCTCTAATCCTCATTTCAATAGTGTACATTCTTGGATTGGAACGAAGATTTGCCTCTGTTGTTTTTATAATCTCAGTGGCAGTACTACCTAGTAGGGAAGAACCTTTATAAAGCTCGATGCGTTGCGTATTGAAATTAAGACAGCAAAATACATCCCCGCAAAATACCCCCGCTCGGCCATTTCCTTCCGGTGCAAATGCTATTCTTGCTCGTAAATGAACATCTGAAAAACCTGTGTAATTCCATGCCAACTCTCCTGATCCATCAAGCTGTGAGTAGGGACGACTAGTTGTTTGATTAGGATTTCTCCACACCTGCCACTGTCCACTTAAAGCTGTCCAATAACTAGATGGTAAGGGGTTGTCATCCCTAAAGTCTTCATACCAAACTAGTGCAGAGTCTGCTTTTCGACGTAGCACCTCTGTGGTTAGCTTAAATCCTCGATCCGGTTCAGCCATCACTCCGTTAACATCTTTAAACATTCGTGGTGATAACATAAATTCTGCCTCTCCTGCAGAAGGACTCTCATAGAAATTAGAGCATACACGAAATCCATAAAACTGCACACCTGATACTAGCGCACTGACGCTGATTGTGTGCGTGCCGGCTGAAAGATATACACCCGAAGACAAGGAAAGCCAGCAAGTTGTGCGCCAATATGGCCACCATAGTCTATTCTCACTAAAAGTAGAACTTACACCATCCAACGCAACATGAATACCATTCTTATCCCAAAAGGGAAAAGAGATACGGAATGCAACATCATAAACACCGGCAGTAGCTATTTCAAATTCATATTCTGCTTCGCCTCCTTCTCCAAGGGTTACCATTTGAGTAGAAACGGACACGTTCCCAGTATGGCTATCTGGACTTCCTCCAGTCCGGTCTACATAGATTGTGCCAAACTCAGTTCTTTGCTGTTTACTATAAGCTGTCAAATATCTGCGCCTGTTATAGGTTTCTCCAATTAACGGATACGTTCTTGAAACCGCATCCCACCCTTCCATGTAGTCATACACCTGCGGTAAAGCCCAAGGAACCTTATCGTAATCATCCCAATACGCAATGATAGGAATACGAGGTTGGGGAGGAGCATCATTTGTGAAGTTATAGACTCCAGTCATCCAGTTTTGGGCTGCATAATAGGTGTTGGAAATTCCTCGGTAGTTAATGCCTAGATTCGCAGGAGAATCGTGTATCCTCCAGTTCCAACCATAAGCAGGCAGTCCAAAGAACACTTTTTCAGGAGTCATTACGCGAGCCGCATAATCATAGGTCCCTTCCAGCCAATTCCTAGGGGATACAGGTCCCGGTGCAGAACCCGCCCAAGCCATGCCATAACTCATGATTGCTGCTGTATCGCAGTAGGGATCTAAATCTTCATAAACACACCAGTTTTCACCACCAACGGAGCCTTGTACCCCTGTCATGCCGGGTAAGCAAATATTCACGAGTTTAGATGGATTGTATGCTTTAACCGTATTATAGATATCTTGAAAGAGAGCATTGGCCGCATCCTTATTTTCATAGCCACCACCACGCTCTAAGTCTATATCCACTCCAGCGCACCAAGGGTATTTATTCATAATACGAATAATCTCAGTAAGGAATTTATCCTTCGCGCCGTTTGTATTATTTCTAAGGGCTGTAAAAATGGATGCTGTACCATGATTCATGAT